GAGCCTCGGACTGTTCCGGCTCGCGCTCGCCAAGTTCGGAGCTCGCCTCGAGGGCATCTCCGCCAGCGAGCAGGCTCGGTTCCTGTATCCGCACTGTCCTGAAATCGAGCTCGTCACTCAGCTTCGCGCGGCTCAGAACCCGGGCACCACGACTGACTCGACGTGGGCCGGACCGCTGGTCGTGTACCAGAACATGCAGAACGCGCTGATCGAGCTGCTGTTCGCGCAGTCGATCATCGGCCGCATCTCTGGGCTCCTCCGCGTCCCGTTCAAGGTCAAAGTTCCGCGGCAGACCGGCGGCGCGACCGTGAACTGGGTCGGAGAAGGCAAAGTCAAGCCTGTCAGCCAGCTTGCGTTCGACACTGTCACGATGGAGCACCACAAGATCGCCGGCATCGTGCCGCTGACCGAGGAGCTCTGGCGGCTGAGCAACCCGGCGGCCGAGGGCCTGATCCGCAACAACTTGGTCAACGAGATCACGGAGAAAATGGACCGCGATTTCATCGATCCGACCAAGGCCGAAGAGAGCGGCGTCAGCCCGGCGTCGATCACCAACGGCGTTTCGGCAGTTACCGCTACCGGCACGACCGCCGCGGCGCTTCGCACCGACGTCAAGACTTTGTTCTCGACCATCGCGTCCAACAACCTGTCCACGTCGACCGGTCACTGGATCATGACCGAGCAGCAGGCCATCGCGATCTCCATGATGGTTAACACGCTGGGTAATCCGGAGTTCCCCGGAGTGACGCCGCGCGGCGGCTCGTTCTACGGTTTCCCCGTGGTGGCATCGGAGAACATCCCGGCCACCGGCGGCAGCCCGACGGACGGCTATCCGCTGATCTTCGCCATCGCCAACCAGATCATGCTGGCCGACGACGGCACGGTCAGCATCGATGTTTCGCGCGAAGCGTCGCTGCAGATGGATTCGGCGCCAGATTCGCCGGCCACCGCGTCTACTGTACTCGTCAGCTTGTGGCAGCACAACATGGTCGCGGTCAAGGGCGAGCGCTGGATCACCTGGAAGAAGGCCCGCGACAACGCGGTCGGCTACATCCAGAACGCGAAATATGCCGAGTAGTGCGGAAGGTGGACAGCGGTGAGCCCGCTGCTGTCCACTTTTTCTAAGACGAGTGCTGTGACATGTCGACGCTCAAAGAATACAAGTCGTTCTACCGCGAGCACGAGTATGGTGCCGCTTATCATTCGGCCGACAACGTGTTGAATGATTTCGCGGTTGATGGCTGGCGTCTGATTACGGTTGCCGTGGTCGAGGGCGTGTATCAGAGGTCACGTTATGAGGTGTTTTATCTCGAACGCGAGGCAAAAATCTCGGAGGAGCCTTTCCCATGAAAGTCGTGGTCACCAGCAAGAAGCGCCTCAAGCATCGCGGCGTGTACTACGGCCAGGGCGACGAGATCGATGTCACGCCGACCGAAGCCAAGCTGTTCGCGCGCATCACCAAGCCAAAACGCGACAAGCCAGCGCCGCAGCCGCCTCCGAAGAAAGAGCCGTCGCCAGAAGAAAGAGCCACGCTCGCCGAGACAGTCCGTCGGCATCAGTATCGCCGTCGCGACATGAAAGCTGAGGACTGACCCGCGTGCGCTTGTTTGGATTCGACATAACGCGCGCCAGCAAGGCCGTGCCGACCCAGCCGCTCAACGTTGTCGGTGGACCTTATCCTGGCTGGTACTGGCCACCCGTGCGCGAGCCGTTCACCGGCGCGTGGCAGCAGAACATGGAGGAGCGCGCGCCTGGCCTGACGCGCTTCCACGCGATCTACGCCTGCGTCACGCTGATCGCGTCCGATGTCGCCAAATTGCGCTGCAAGCTCGTCGAGCAGGACGACAACGGCATCTGGAGCGAGATTTATTCGAACGCGTTCAGTCCCGTGCTTCGCAAGCCGAATCGCTATCAGAACAGGTTTCAATTTTTTCAGCAGTGGATCGTCTCGAAATTGCTGCACGGCAACACCTATGTGCTGCTGGAACGCGACTTGCGCGGCATTGTCGTTCGTATGTATGTCTTGGATCCGTGTCGCACGCGCGTGCTCACGTCGCCGGATGGTTCCGTGTATTATTCCATCGGGCGCGACTATTTGTCCGGTCAAGAGTTTGAAAGCATAGAGGTGCCGGCGTCAGAGATCATTCACGACGTGATGTGCCCGCTTTACCACCCGCTGTGCGGCGTCAGTCCAATCAGCGCCTGCGCACTCGCGGCTCTGCAAGGTCTGAACATCCAGGGCAACTCGATGAAATTTTTTGCCAACGGATCTCAACCCGGTGGCATCTTGACCGCTCCAGCGAACATTCCTGAGGAAACCGCCGAGCGACTGAAGAGATACTGGGAAGAAAATTACAGCGGAGACAAAGTCGGCAAAGTCGCCGTGCTCGGCGACGGGCTCAAGTACGAGTCGATGACGGTCAACGCCGTCGACAGTCAACTCGTTGATCAGTTGAAATGGACGTCCGAAACCGTTTGCACTTGTTTTCACGTGCCTCCGTACATGATCGGCATAGGCGACATGCCGACGTACAACAACATCGAAGCTCTGCAAATTCAGTATTACACTCAGTGCCTGCAAGGCATGATCGAAGCGCTTGAATTGTGCCTAGACGAGGGACTTGGTCTGACGACGATAGTCGGCAAAACATATGGCACTGAGTTTGATCTCGATGATTTGCTGCGAATGGACACCCCGACCAAAGTGAAAACTGCCGGCGACGGAGTCAGGGCCGGTATCATTGCTCCTAACGAGGCGCGAAAGAAATTCGATCTCAAGCCAGTCAAAGGCGGCGACACTCCGTACCTGCAGCAGCAAAATTACAGCCTGGCGGCGCTCGACAAGCGCGACAGTCAGGAAAATCCATTCGCGACAGCGCCGAGTCCAGCCGCCGAGGAACCGGCCGATTCAGAACAACAACAAAATACAGAAGAAGAAGACGACGCCGAAGTCGAAGCCGCGGCGAAGGTCTTCGCAGGGATGGTTCGCGGGCAGCTCTTGATGACAACCTGAGCCGGCAAGGACGCATCCGATGAATCCTCGAATGATCGTGGCGTTCGCGGACGCGATATTGCCCGTCCTGCGCGAGGCCATCGACTCTGCCCAGCGGCCTTTGCTCGCCAGGATCGAAGAACTTGAACGGGCGCCGCCGGTGAAAGGCGAAAAGGGCGACAAAGGCGATCCAGGAGAGCGCGGCCTGGATGGATCTCAGGGAGAACCCGGAGAGCGCGGAGAAAAGGGCGAACGCGGAGAAAAGGGCGAGCAGGGAGAAAAGGGCGAGCGGGGCGAAGATGGCCAGGACGGGACCGACGGCTTGCCAGGCGAACGCGGATCGCAAGGTCTGATGGGTCAGCAAGGCGAACGGGGATTGAGCGGTCAAGACGGCCAGCCAGGACCGACCGGCCAGCAGGGCCCTCCTGGTCAAGACGGTCGCGACGGCGCTCCTGGTCCCCAAGGAGAGCGCGGCTTGGATGGGCTCGACGGTAAAGACGGCCAAGACGGCCCACAAGGCTCCGCTGGTGCGACGGGACGCGATGGTCGCGATGGCACACCTGGCCGCGATGGAACCGACGGGCGGCCGGGAGAACAGGGTTCTCCGGGCAAGGACGGCCTGGGATTCAGCGACGTGGAGCAGTTCAGCGAGCCAGAGCACTTCGGCCTTCGGATGACGCGCGACGGCAAGCTGGTCGGCGAGTGGCGCTGGCCGAAAGAAAAGCCATTGACTTTCGCCGACTGCTTCAGGGGCGTCTGGAAGTTCGGCGAAGAGTACAAGCGAGGCGACACGGCGACCTGGGACGGCGGAACGTTCTTGTGCGTGGCTGACACGCGGGCCAAGCCAGAGACGAAGGACTGGGTTCTGATGGTCAAGCGGGGAAGGAACGGCAAGGACGGCAAGGACGGCAAGGACGGCGCCCAGGGTCCGGCCGGCCCGCCCGGCCGAGACGGCAAGTGGTGAGCCATGTCGAGAATTCTGATCACCCCGCCCGCAGTGCCGCCGGTCAGCATCGATTACGTCAAGACCAAATTGCGGATCGATCACAGCGACAGCGACGACGACCTCGAAGCGTACATCAACGCGGCGACCGATCTGGCGCAGGAATTCATGGGCCGCGCCATCGTCACGCAGACCTGGGAGCTCCTGCTCGACGAGTTTCCGGAGCACGAGATCGCGATCCCGATGCCGCCGCTGCAGTCGGTCGAGAGCATCAAGTACATCGACAGCATCGGCGACGAGATCACGATCGATTCAGCTGATTACACGGTCGACGCATCGACCGGCACAGCCGGCGCGGAGGGACCCGGCTGGGTCGTGCCGAACATCGACTCGGAATGGCCAACGCCGCTGGAAGCCATCAACGCGGTGCGCATCCGGTTTGTTGCCGGCTATGCGCCAGCGGCCGAATCGCCAGAAAATCTCACGCGCCTGATTCCGGAGAGCATCAAGCAGGCAATCGTGCTGTGCGTGAAGTACTGGTACGACGGCGAGATGGATTTGGACAAAATGCAGGGCTTGCCGACAGGCGTCGAGCCGCTGCTGCGCAAGTATCGCGTCCTGAGAGGCATGGCTTGAATCTGGCTGCCTCGATCGGGCCGCAGACGTTTGCGTGGTGGCCGGATTGGCGCGGCCATCCCGCGGCGATCGTCGCGTCGGGACCGTCGACAGGAAATTTTCCAGTCGAACGCCTGCGGGACGCTGTCAAAGTTCTCGCCATCAAGACGAACGTTGACAAGGCGCCGTTCGCCGACGTGGTTTACGGCTGCGACGACGCGTGGTGGTTGTCGCGCAACGGCCTCGTTGATTTCAAAGGAATCAAGTTGGCGTACGGCGACAAGGCAACGAGTAAATTCAAGGACATCCACAAGGTCGACATCGACACCAAGCAGCACCGCTTCTTGCTCGATCGGCCGCTTCGCATCGGCAGTGGCAAGAATTCAGGTTTTCAGGCGCTCAATCTCGCCATGCAGTTCGGCGCCAATCCGATCTTGCTCATCGGGTTTGACTTCCACGACCGAGGCGGCGTTCACTGGTACGGTCGCAACAACGCCAAGGGCATGTCCAATCCGATGCTGCTGAATTTTCGCGACTGGCAAAAAGCTATGAATGAGGCTTCAGGGAGAGCCCGCGATCTTGGTTTCGACATCATCAACGCGTCGCGTGGCTCAGAACTCAAGTGCTTTCGCTTCGGCGGACTGTGCGACATCGGGATAGCGGCTTGATGCATCAGCCATCGATCTGGATTGGTTTCGATCCACGGGAGAGCGCGGCTTTCGCGGTGGCGCGGGCTTCGGCTCGCAAGCACCTCACTGCGCCGATACCAATTCGCGGCCTGGTGCTCGATGAGCTGCGCAAGAAAGGCCTCTACACCCGTCCGACAGAGATCAGAGTCGGCACGTGGAAAGGAGCCGACGGAACCCCGTGGTACAGCAGCGAACCTCTGTTGTGGGATACCATCTCGCAATTTACCATGGCAACCGAGTTTGCCATCAGTCGATTTTTAGTTCCGCACCTGGCGCGCGAGGGCTGGGCACTGTTCATGGATTGCGACGTGTTGATCCGCGCCAACTTGACGCGCTTGTTCGAGTACGCCGCCACGCAATCGCAATACGCCGTACTGGTGGTGAAGCACAATTACGATCCGAAGCACGAGCGCAAGATGGATGGCCAAATCCAAAGTTCATATGGCCGCAAGAACTGGTCGAGCGTTTGCTTTTTCAACTGCGATCATCCGGCCAACAAGGCGCTCATACCTGAACTCGTCAACTCGTTGCCGGGCCGCGACCTGCATCGCTTTTGCTGGCTCGACGATGATGAGATTGGTGAGTTGGACATAGCGTGGAATCATTTGGTTGGAGAATACAACGGCAGCGTCGATCCGAAGCTCGTGCATTTCACGAACGGAGGCCCGTGGATGCACGGCTATGAGCACGTGCCTTACGCCGACGAGTGGCGCGCCGCGCATTGCGAGTGGGCGTCATAGGTATCGGGGACAACTTGATGGCTTCTGGCATGGCGCGCGGCGCAATCGCGCGCGGCAAGAAGATCGCGTTCGGTGATGGCCGGAAGATCATCTGGGATCAGTATTCCGATGTCATTTTCCGTGGCAACCCAAACGTAGCGCGTCCGGAGGAGCGGCGGCGCTTCGACCTGGAATGGATACCGCACTACAAGGGTCATCGGCTCTACAACAGGCAAGGGCCGACCAACTGGCACTGGAACTATGATTTTCGCGCGACGCCTGGTGAAGTGTTTCTGCTTCCGAGCGAGCAGCACTTCGGCGCGATAGCTGCTGGTCACGTGGTGATCGAGCCATCGGTACCGTCTTTCAAAACTTGTGCGCCAAATAAGCAATGGCCGGTCGAACGCTATGACGACGTCGCCAGACTGTTGATGATTGAAGGCTATTCGATCATGCAGTTCAGCCACATGACAACGAGGCACAATATTCCCGGCGCGCGCCAGGTGGTGACAAAATCGTTCCGGCAGGCAATCAGCGCGCTTGGCAACTCGCTGCTCTATATCGGAGCCGAAGGCGGCATGCATCACGGCGCCGCCGCCATGAATATTCCTGCCGTTGTGCTGTTCGGCGGTTTCGTTCCGCCCGCCGTCACAGGTTATGATAGCCATACCAATCTCACTGGTGGCGCCGAATTCGCCTGTGGTTCGTTTCGGTATTGCGAGCATTGCATAGCAGCCATGAAGGCGATCAGCGTCGATGAGGTGGTGACAGCCGCACTCGAACATTTGCGTAATGGCCGTCACTCCTGAAGAAAAAATGATGCGGCGCGTCGTGGGTTACCATGACCTTCGTATGGACGGGATTAGCGATTTGTTGCTGCGCTCCCGCGGCGCCCGCATCATGGATATCGGCTGTAATCGTGGCCTGGTCGCTTTCGAGTTCGCGAATAATGGTGCGGTGGCTTGTCACGGCTGCGATAACTATGAAAATGGCATTGAGGTGGCGCGCCACCTGTTCATGGACTTGCGCAACTGCGAAAGCCGATTCGAGGTCGTTGACCTCACGAAGCGCGGTGCGCTCGGCAAATTCGGCGACAGCAAATATGACATAATTGTCATGCTAGCTACGTTTCACAAATTGAAACGCGTCATGACACCTGGTGATCTCAGCGCTCTTATGCAGGACATCGGCCGGCGCACTACCAGTTATTTTGCTTGGCGCGCGACTTCGGAAAAGTTGCAAGAAAACGAGGACGAGATGAAGCGCGTCGATGCCGACATGAAGGAATGCGGCCTCAAGCGCATTCATACCAGTTACATATCGCAGCAACTCGGTGTTGCTGCGATCTGGGCGCGCTGATGGCGCTGCTGATCACGACCTGGAAATGGGGCAATAAGTATTCGCTCGATGACGTGAGAAAATTGCGCGCGGGCCTTGATCGTCATCTTCAGGACGAGCATTATTTCACCGTGTTCAGCGACAGCAAGCATGGATTGTCAGACACGGAATATCGTCCGATTCGTAATCTCGATTTATTGAAGGTGAAGGGATGTTTCGCTAGGCTGAGATTGTTCGATCCAGAAATTCAGTCTGACATCGGCGCTTGTTCTGGCGATCGCATAGTATGCATCGATCTTGATGTGGTGATCACTGGATCACTCGACGCGTTGTTTTATCGGCCTGAACCTTTTATGATTTTGAGAGGAGCGAATTCAGTCAATCCATGTCCGTATAATGGCAGCGTGTGGATGTTTCGCGCCGGTTACCGCCCAGATGTGTGGAAAGATTTTTCTCTGGAAGCCGCTCGCAAAATACCTTACTTCGAATTTCCCGACGATCAAGGTTGGTTGGCTTACAAATTACCGAACGCGATCGGTTGGCAAGTCGGTTCTCCTTCTGGCATTTACGCGTTTCAGAAACCTGGATGGCCGCAATCTAATGTACTTCCCGATGACGCCCGCATGGTTGTGTTTCCAGGTTGGCGCGACCCGAAGCAGTTCAAGCATCTCAACTGGATCAAGAAGCACTGGCGTCACTGAATGCAATTCAGCGGGGGATTGCCTGAGACACCATGCGGCGCAGGATCGACGCTCAAGGCGACAGTAGTAATTCGCGCGTGGCTGCCCATCATCCTGCGAAAGCTCGGTATCAGGGTTCTGCTTGATGCGCCGTGCGGC